ATCACCGACAAGCAGTGTTTTTACTCTTGGTAATGAAACGCAAGTCAACGGGTCTGGTAGAAACTACATTGCCTACTGCTTTGCAGAAGTCGAAGGCTTCTCCAAATTCGGCAGCTACACGGGCAATGGATCAGCTGATGGTCCGATGGTAAACTGCGGGTTCCTCCCCGCGTTCGTTATGGTGAAGGCAGTATCTACGGCCAACAGCTGGAACATTGTGGACACCAAACGTGACACCTACAACCCAGTTAGCGCACAACTCGCGGCGAACAGCGCTTCCGCAGAAGCGTCGGGGGTGGCTATGGACCTCCTATCCTCCGGGTTCAAAATCCGAGACACGTCCGCCGGATTTAATACCAACACCAACTCATACATCTACATGGCCTTTGCCGAATCACCATTCAAATACGCTAACGCCCGATAATATATAAACTCTAGTCATTATAAATATATAAAAATGGCTGGAGTTTACAATGGCAGTTCCATCTACAAGATCAGAGTTTAAGTCTTATTGTCTTCGTCGACTCGGAGATCCGGTTATTGACATTAATGTTGATGATGAGCAGGTCGAAGATCGCATTGACGAGGCCTTAATTTATTATCAAGATTATCACTTTGATGGCACAGAGAGAGTTCTCGTAAAACACGTCGTTACAGCTTCCGATAAAACAAACGGATATATAACACTTTCGAACTCAATTATCGGTGTCAATTCTATCCTTGATATTGGACAAGCGGTGCAATCATCAAATCTTTTCAATATTCGGTATCAGATTCATCTGAATGATCTTTTTGATCTTTCAGCATCATCTTATGTGCCATATGTCACGGCAATGCGGCATATTGAATCACTTGAAGAGATATTTGTTGGTAAAAAACCTCTTCGATATAATCGCCATGTAAATAAACTTCATATTGATATGGATTGGGCAAATGATGTGGCTGTAGGAGAATATATCATCATCGATGCCTACTCAATCACAGATCCATCAACATATTCCGATGTTTGGGGTGATCGCTGGTTGGCTCGATATGCAACTGCTCTCATTAAGAGACAATGGGGTTCAAACCTTACAAAGTTTGAAGGTATGCAACTCCCTGGCGGTCTTACATTTAATGGCGCAAAAATTTATGACGATGCAGAAACTGAAATTCAAAAACTTGAAGAGGAAATGATTGTCAGTTATTCGCTTCCCGTAAATGATATGATAGGATGATTCAGTGCCTACAAATGTATATTTTAATAATTTTGGATATGCAAGAGAACAAGATCTTGTCGAAGATTTAACTATTGAATCAATTAAGATTTATGGTCATAATCTAAAGTATATTCCAAAAACAGCTGTAAAACAGGATCCTCTTTTTGGGGAGGATACTCTATCCACGTATGATGATGCAGTTGATATTGAAATGTATATCAAGAATGTCGAAGGCTTCGAAGGTGAAGGTGATTTCCTATCTCGTTTTAATCTTGAGATTAGAGATCAAGTTACTTTTACTGTTGCCCGTAAACGATTCGATCAAGCCCGGTCAGAACGGCTTACCACTGAGGTTGGATATAGTTATGTTCAAGAAGAAGCAAATACAAATGCTCCTTCTCGACAATTTTTGTCCACCTCTGCAAATACTGGTATGTTCGGTATCACTCTGGAAACAGCAACAAGTGAAGGATACTCGATTACAAATAACAGACCACTCGAAGGAGATCTTATATGGTTTCCAATGGTCGACAAGTTATTTGAGATTAAATTTGTAGAACACGAACAAATATTTTACCAAACTGGTAGATTACAGACATATGATCTACGATGTGAACTCTTTACTTATAGCAACGAGAGAATTGATACCGGTATTAGTGATATTGATGCAGTCGAGGATAATCTTACCACTGATATTCTCACAAATGAAATGCTCCAGGAAGATGGATCCATTCTACAACTTGAGGAAGGTGGATCCATTATGCAGGAATATAGATTGGAAATCAATCAGCCTTCGGCTAATAATGAATATTTCCAATCTAATGATCCAGTTTTCAGTTCATCTGCGGTAATTGACTTCAGTGAATCAAATCCATTTTCTGAAATCGATAGGTATTAATCATGTTTGGATCACAATATTATCACGGAACAATTCGAAAATATGTGATTGCATTTGGTAATCTTTTTAACGATATTTACGTTCAAAGACTTGATTCAAACGGAACGCGTATTCAGACTTTGGCGGTACCACTTGCTTATGGACCAAAGGAAAAGTGGCTTGTTCGACTTGCCCAAGATCCAAACCTAGATCAGGATGTGGCCATTACTCTACCCCGTATGGGTTTTGAAATTCAGAGCATGGCTTATGCACCTCAGCGTAAGTTATCTTCGACTCTAAAAAATGTAAAGCTCAAAACATCTGATCTCGATCGAGTAGATACACAGTACGTTCCAGTTCCGTATGATATTACCATGCTACTCTCAGTATTTGTGAGAAATGCAGATGATGGTGCTCAGATTATTGAACAAATCATTCCGTATTTTAGACCAGAATTCGTGACAAATGTTCGACTTATTCCTGAAATGGGAGTTGTTGTAGATACTCCTGTTGTATTACAAGATGTTGCTATTGAGGATACGTATGAAGGAGACTTTGACACGAGACGTGCACTCATTTATAATCTCACATTCAACATAAAAGCTTATTTCTACGGCCCAGTCTCTCATTCTGGTATTATCAAAAGAGCAATTACGGATATTCATCTCGATACTCCGGCCGATACTCCAGTTGGAGAGCGTATTACAGTTACTCCAGCTCAATATGCAAATGGTGCACCTCTATATTCACCTTCAGCAAATGCATCATTATCGGTCAACATAAACACTATCAGTGCAAATAGTGATTACGGTTTTGCAGTAAATATAAACTCAGATGTTCCTATTACATAGGATTGAAAAATGAAAACATATCGCAATTTTATTAATGAAGCCTACATGTTACAATTTGTACGTGATAAAAATATGGACGTATTGAAAATTAAAGACAGTCGTAAAAAAAGTTGGGTTGAGATCCGTGGCAAAAAAGGTTACGAAATTAGTGGCTATGATAAAAGAGATCGACTACACCGTGTATTAGATCAAGTAGGCAAATCAGCCAACATGAGTGATCTTATGAATGGTAACCCAGTCAGTATTAATCCAAAACACCCTGACGGTAAAAAGGCCATACGTTTGGTCAAAAAAATAATGGATGAAAAATGAAAACTGGTATGGAAAAGAATATGGAAGATATTTTTCGCCTTTCGGATGATACAAAATCTATGATTGAAGTCATCGATGAAACTCGTGAAATTACTCCAGTACAAAAAATGAATCTTAGTGATGATGATGTGATGGATGATTATCAATATGCTAGAGAAAATCTAAAAGGCATTATTGAATCAGCACAACAATCTATTGATGACTTATCATCTATTGCCTCGACCTCAGAATCTCCTCGTGCATATGAAGTCTTGTCAACATTAATGAAAACTATTGTTGATGCAAATAAAGATTTATTGGAATTGCAGAGAAAGGTAAAACTACTCAAGGAAGATTCTGGTCGACCAAAGAATGTAACCAATGCTTTGTTTGTCGGTAGTACATCTGAACTACAGAAGTTAATTAAACAAAATACTACCAATGAATAGGCTCAAGGCCTATTATATCATTGCTGTGAGATAAGTCAATAGAAATGTCTGAAAATTATTTAGCAAATCCGTTATTAAAAAAGGCCTATGTTCCTATTGAATGGAGTGCTGAGCAAGTTGAAGAAGTAATCAAATGCTCAAAAGATGTAAATTATTTTATTCGAACATATGTAAAAATTATCTCACTCGATGAAGGCCTCGTAAATTTTGATATGTATCCATTTCAGGAAGAAATGGCTCAAACCATATCCGATAACAGATTTACCGTAATTAAAACTTGCCGTCAGGCTGGTAAAACAACTACATCTGCCGCAGTCATTTTGTGGCATGTATTATTTAATGACAGTTACACCATTGCAATTCTTGCAAATAAACTTTCTACTGCTCGTGAAATTCTCGCAAGAGTTCAGAGAGCATATGAAAACCTACCGAAGTGGTTACAGCAAGGTGTGGTTGCCTGGAATAAGACAAACATCGAACTTGAAAATGGTAGTCAGATTATTGCATCATCTACGGCATCAAGCGCTATCCGTGGTTACTCCATCAACTTCCTATATCTTGATGAGTTTGCTTTCGTTCCTCGTAATATCCAGGATGATTTCTTTACATCAGTATATCCTACAATTATTTCGGGTACAAATACAAAGGTAGTAATTACATCCACCCCGAATGGTTTTGATCTGTTCTATAAAATATGGACAAACTCTGTTGAAAAGAGAAATGAATATGCAAACTATTCCGTAAACTGGTGGGATGTACCAGGTAGAGATGATGATTGGCGTGACAAAACAATTGCAAATACAAGTGAGGATCAGTTTCGGCAAGAGTTCGAGGCTGAATTTATTGGTTCATCCAATACTCTTATTTCACCAAATATATTGAGGGCAATGACATTTAAAACACCCCAGTCATCACATTATGAAGGTAGTTTAAATGTATATGCAGAACCCGATCCCAATCACGTTTATTTCACTGTAGTAGATACTAGTAGAGGTGTAGGTATTGACTCGTCAGCATTTGTTGTAATTGATGTCACTGAAGTCCCTTATAATGTGGTTGCGGCATATAAGAATAATGTAATCTCGCCTCTTGTATATCCGGAAGTTGTATATAATGTTGCAAAGGCCTATAATGAATCATTTTGTCTGGTAGAAATTAATGATAACGGTCAGCAAATTGCTGATATTTTGGCAAATGAACTAGAATATGAAAATATCATATATACCACAATGAAAGGCCGCGGCGGACAGCAAATAGGCGGTGGTTTTTCATCAAATGTCCAACGTGGTGTCAGAACTACAAAACCAGTAAAACGAGTTGGTTGTGCCACAGCCAAAACAATGATTGAAAAGCACAAAATTCATTTAAATGATTTTAATCTAGTAAATGAATTGTCTACTTTTATTCAAAAAGGAAATTCGTACGAAGCCGACCAA